AACGAGATGAAAACTTTTATTTGGAGGAATGGAAGGCCGCAAGCGATGAAGGGCTACAACGATGATTTGATTATGGCGTTAGCGATTGCGTGCTGGGTTAGGGACACAGCACTACAATCCAGCGCGAGAGACTTAAACTACCAGAAAGCCTTTATCGATGCAATTTATACCACCAAGACCACCATGAATACGCAAATTAAAGGCCAAGATGGCTACAAAAAAGACAACATCTTTGATAAAATAGATGAATCCAAAAAACTATACGATCAATTCAATTGGATTATAAAGTGAGAATTTAAATGGCGCAAGACAAAAACCCCAAGAATACCGAATCAGGCCTCTTTAAGGCTCTTACTAGACTGTTTTCTGGGCCAATTATTAATTATCGGTCCCAGTCCGGCCGCCGCATCCGCCGGCAACATCTAGATAAATTTTCTTCTCGATTTAAGTCTGCCTCTGGCCAGCAGTTTAAGAAGACTCTGTACAACCCTCTAGACTCCATTTCTACAAATGCTATTCAAAACCAACAGCGCACAGAGCGCTACATCGATTTCGATCAGATGGAGTACATGCCAGAGATTGCATCAACCATGGATATTTATGCTGACGAGATGACCACGTATTCGGAATTGCGTCCGATGCTTAACATTAAATGCCCCAATGAAGAATTGAAAGCTGTCCTAAGAGTGCTGTATTCAAATATATTGAATGTTGAATATAACCTTTTCGGCTGGTCTCGCACAATGTGTAAGTATGGGGACTTCTTTTTGTATCTTGATATTGATGACAAGTACGGCGTACAGTCAGTTATTGCGTTGCCCTCTCCGGAGATTGAAAGACTCGAGGGTATGGATTCTACAAATCCCAATTACATTCAGTATCAGTGGAACTCTGCCGGGATGACATTCGAAAATTGGCAAATTTCTCATTTTCGCATTCTCGGCAATGATAAGTATGCCCCATATGGCACTTCCATTCTGGAGCCGGCGCGCCGTATTTGGCGCCAGCTTACATTGATGGAAGATGCAATGATGGCGTATCGCGTTGTCCGTTCCTCCGAACGCCGAGTCTTTAAGATTGACGTGGGAGCTATCCCCCCACAAGATGTCGAACAATACATGCAGAAGATTGTAACCCAACTTAAACGAAACTCAGTAGTTGATGCGGATACCGGACGCGTCGATTTGCGCTATAATCCCATGAGTATTGAGGAGGACTATTTCATTCCGGTCCGCGCTGGTTCTGTGACGGATATTCAGAATCTCGCCGGCGGCCAAAATATTACCCAAATTGATGATGTTAAATATTTGAGAGACAAATTGTTTTCTGCGTTAAAGATTCCCCAATCTTATCTTACGATGGGAGAAGGTGGAGAAGAAGACAAGACCACACTAGCCCAAAAGGATGTTCGATTTGCGCGCACGATCCAACGTCTGCAGCGCGTCATCATCGCGGAGCTTACGAAGATTGGAATCATTCACCTTTATACGCTTGGCTTCCGCGGCGATGATTTGTTAAATTTTGAACTTTCCCTCAATAATCCTTCTAAGATTGCAGAACTGCAAGAGCTTGAGCATTGGAAGCAAAAGTTTGAAATCGCAGGGGCTGCCACTGAGGGGTTCTTCTCTCGTCGCTGGGTGTCTGATCATATTTTTGGAATGTCTTATGAGGACTTCACCCGCAATCAGCGTGAGATGTATTATGACCGCGAGCAAGATGCCAAGCTACAACAAGTCGCAGAAGGCGGAGCCTCTGTTTCCGGCGGTGCCCTTGGTGGAGATATCGACGCCGGCTTGGGCGATGACCTGGGCCCGGACTTGGGTGGGGATTTGGACACCGGCCCGGAAGAGATCCCGGCCTCGGCTGTCGGCGCCGATGAGCCCGCCGGCGAAGAATCTTCGCTTCTGGCGGTGCCCCCCGGCTCGCGCAATGCCCCGCGACTTACACCTGGCGCCAAAGGAAAGGTATACCACCCCGCGAAGACGGACAAGCGCCAAGCCGGCGCAAGATCTCGCTCATATGCTAGTAAATATTCTAAAGAAAAGAGTAGCCCAGGAGTGCGGAATGTGATGCCTGGATACGGAGACCTAAAGACTCTAACCACAATGAATGGCCTCGGAGCAGGTATTTACGAGCAAGATGAGTCTATTTATAATTTGAGGGAAAGCGACGAAGAGAACAAGCTTTTTGAAATAAACGAATCTGTTCGAAATTTATTACAAGATTTGAACAAGAATCAGACTTTAATAACGGAGAAAAAAGATGAAGAACAAGCATAATAAAAAGCGTAATACCGCATTTATTTATGAATCGCTTGTCAAAGAGGCGACTGTCGCCATGTTGCGCAGCGAAACAGAAAAAAAGAGAAAGGTTGTAAGCCTGATCAAAAGACACTTCCATTCGGATAGTCTGTTAAATAGGGAGCTTGAGTGCTATAAATCCTTATACGAGAAGCAAGACCTTGAAGAAGCGTTGTGTGAAAAAATAATAAAGGAAGCGAAGATTGCCAGGCGCCTGATTGATCCCGATGGACTCTTTAAACAACAAACAGAGTTGATAAAAGACATTAACAAGGATTTAGGCCCAAGCGTTTACAACAATTACGTTCCAAACTATCGAACATTGGCTAGTATTTCTCAATTGTTTTCCACGAAGTTATCTCCGAAGAACGCTGTAATATTAGAGAAGCAGCTTGTGACTGACATGGCCACAGCCTCCTCGCAGGGAGAAGCCGCAACCGCCGTTGATGGTCTCGTGGTGCAGAGCTTCGTTCAGAAATTTAACTCTAAATATTCAGAAACGCTTTTAGAGGAACAAAAAACTTTGTTGGGTTATTATATCTCTTCCTTTTCCGATAATGAGTTGGAATTGAAGATGTTCTTAAACGAAGAAATCAAACGCCTCAAAGATAAGCTAATCGAAGCAAAGAGAGTAGACGATATTAAATCCGACCCGGCAATGGTTGCCAAAACAGAGACCATCATCGAGAAGTTAAACTCTTTCTCCTGCTCTGCTGTGAACGACCAGGTTCTTATCTTGGTGATGAAAACTCAAAAACTAGTAAAGGAAATTTATAACGATGGCAATAACGGTTAAAGTTGGAGAAAAGGCAAACCAAAAGAAAGTAACTCTTGAATTAGATATCAGGAAAAGCCTTGATGGCGATTTAATGATCTTCGATCATGGCGATATCGACATCGTGTTATCCCCAGCCAAAAACAAAGTTGTGGCCTTCCCCAAGGAAACCGCGGACGACTTGGTGTATGGCGCGCAAAACAGGCTGTTTACCTTCCTGCACAAGCGAGGTGTAGTAGTTCCAGAATCTATCCATGCCGGCACTTTTGCGGGCTCCCTGGAAGCCACCATGCAGGAGCCGGTTATGGAAGGCGTTAGCGCCCCCAAAATGGCACTCATTAACATCGCCAATTTCATCACCGAAGAGCGCCCCTATTTCGAGAATACTGAAGCTATCATTTCAATGACAGATGATGAGCTTCTAGAGCCCGACAAGGCTGATTCTACGGAACTCGGCGACGTCCCACAGTCCGTTGAGCAAGGCTCAATCAGACAAGGCTATATTCGCGATCCCTATTCCTTGAACTATATGTATACGCTTTACTAGGAGTTTTTGATGCCCGACATGAAAGAAATAATGGAAAATTGGGATATATTCTTAAATGAGCAGCTTGATACGCATCAAGCGCTTGATGCGTGCCCCCAGCAGCCCGTAGATCTCGATACTTTTCTAATAGCAATAGAGATTGCATCGTTAGACCCCGCAGTCCAGAAAGAAAAATTAGAACAACTCAAAACGCAACAAGATAAGGTCGGCAAATTAAACGACATTATGGGTATTGTAAGCCTAACTGCTGGAATACCGGCACTAGCAGCCAGTGCTGGTGTGGCTTTAGGTGCGACAGTTGTAGGTATTTTCGCAAATATTATTAATGATGTACAACAAAAAAAATCTGATGCTAAAACAAAAAGCTTGTTAAGTCTGTTGTGTATTGACCATGCGTTGCTTGCTACTATTGACAACGATATTGAAAAAGTTTATTGGAGCAATAGTGGGATTCAACAAGAATTAGAAAAGTATATAGCCGCAGCTAGAGCTACCCCGAAACCAGATCCAATGCCTGACTTTACCCAGCATTTAGTGACGTGGCTGAATTCAGCCGGAGAATCTCCGTATGCACAGCAGGGCACACCAGGATTAGATACAGATATAGTTGTGAGGAAATAATGGAATTAATAACGTTTATATTGTGCGCCTACGGGTTAACACAGATTTTGGTATACAGCGATATGCCGATTGTTAAAACTTTAAGACCGCGAAAGCAGTTCTTGGGAGGATATGGAAAAGTATTTCATTGCCCCATGTGCATGGGATTTCATGTGGGGTGGCTTTTAATGCTACTTTCTCCGTTTACAGAACTATTTAGTTTTGACGTAAGTGTCGTCAACGCGCTACTTCTAGGCGGCTTGTCTTCCGGCACCTCATACGCACTTAACATGATTTTTGGAGATGAAGGAATTAAATATGAACATAAACACATGGACAAAGAAGTGGATGCTGCAGCCGGTCCGTCACTGCTGTAAGGGATCTTAGCTGTGAGCAAGGTTCTACT